TATCATCCTGGAGCGTTTTTTGTAATTCGCTGCGAATAAATGAGAGAGAGTCTTCTTTATTCATTTTTTAATCCTCAACTTTTGAGATGTTGAGTTGACCGCCATCTAATTTTTCTAACCTATCGGCAAGAAATTTTAGGGAGTCAAAAAATACTTTGTTGTTTTGTTCTTGCTGAGCTAATGCTGCAAAAAGACTTTTGTTGAGTTCAATTTGAAACTTTTGAAATTCAACGTTTGACTCTTCACTTTTTAATAGTGATTCTGAGAATTCTAATTGTCTTTGATAAAGAGTCAGAGTGTCAGTGTCTAAAACGTTTAGAGTTTCAAAAAGTTTTTGGATGTCTCTAGGTGTCATAATTGGGTGTATTTGGATGACTCCTATAATGTAGCACAAAATGAGAAAAGAACAAATTTTTTCTCAGTGAGAATGTGATAAAAGTAATTTATTGCTTTTTGTCTGTTGTATGGTATTGTAGTATTGTTAGATCGCTACACCAAAGCATGACAAACTTACAGAACTGGAAAAGAACAGGTGAAGGAGGAAAGTACTTTTCCTTTGGCTCGTTAACTGAGGTCATCCAGTATTTAGACAATTCTCTATTAAAGGGAACTAGAGACAATAAAGAGGAATACTTTTATTTGTCTAATGAAATTGATCCAGATTTAAGGGATCAATTACAAACGGTTATTAGAGAATGTCATAATGATGAATTTCCTAATGATTGGAGGTATTCAATTATTAAAGAGATTTGCTTCACTTGTTTAGATTATGAAATGAGTGAAGGTCTGGACCAACTAGAACAATATCTTGATAATTATTCTCATGAAATAATTGACGGATGTGTAGATATTTCTACATCTAGTTTGTTCCAATGGCTTGCAGATATTCCGAGCCGTTCAGAGTTCAATGATGACTCCTACATGGGAGACAGTAGCAACTTAAGCCAGCTCGCAACTGCGAGACAGTACGAGGAAATTGATTTTGTTTTTCATACTCTTTTGAATATGCTTAATGAAAGATTCACTTAATTTGCGATTCATAGGCCGTGCTCATTCACGGTCTTTTTTATGCAATCATTCAAGCATTCATTCACGCATTCACTGATTAAGCATTCATTCACTCATTGGTTTGTTTTTTCTGTTTAACCTGTATCTGCTTGTAAGCTGCGATTCTCTGGCTCGTTTTCTCCTATTTGTTCCGATTTGTCGGCGAATTTCTGAAAACTTACTAAAATACTACAGGATAATTTTTAAAAATAAGTGTATCATTTTTTACATTTTGGTGTAATTAATGTACTACAATTTCTTAATAATTTCTTAAGGTTTCGCTGGGTGAAATCTGTTCATTTTGTAGTACAATAGTAAGTAAGAAAAGTTAAACCCAATCCGTAGGTACTTTTCTGTTATCAAATGACTATCACTTCTAAATCAAGAAAAGCTGAAATTTTATCCGCTTATTTTGAATTATTAGATGAGCATCAAATGTTACAACAAGAGGTGATCAATTTACATAAAGTTGTTCATCCCGTGCCAGCGAAAACTTATCTAAAAGACTTCCAGGTACGTTCTCAAATACACAATAAAGAGTTACATTTGTTACTCGAAGATGTGTCCAAGTTCTTCAACTTTTTGAGACAGAACAGTGTATCAATTGCTACACACGCAAAAGTCTCTCTACCTCAATTCTCTAAGTAGTACATTTGTTCTCCGCTACGGCGGAGAATTTTTTTGTCCTACTTGTAGTACATTAGTACTAGGGGGGAGTAGTAGCAAAATAATAAAAATGTGGGAGGGCTACAGGGAACCTACTGATACATGTAAAAATAAGCTCTTCTGTAGTACTTACTTATACTACACTAATAGCTTGTCATTGTCAATAATCATCGCAACTAATTTCTTTTTCGAGTAGTGAGTCCTAGTTCCCGCAAGCACTTGCAGCTTCTTAGCAGTTAATTGTAGTAACAAATTGTAGTATCCCTGCCCTGGCTTAGGAGAGCGATAAACAAAGAAACTCCCTACCCAATCCAACAATCCCTTCACTCGACTGGCTTCGCTTCAACACGAATCGCAAGCTCTGGAGCGTTAATATTCACAGTCTCCACACTTTCCCCAACAACCTTCCCAAGAGAATCCAAAATCTGAGCCGCAGTCTGAAGCTGCCCCTTCCTCACAGCCTTTTCAAACAACTTAACCCTCATACTCTGCAACCTCGCAATCATATTCTCCCTATCCTTCTGCCAATCCTCATCATTCCACGCATTAACCTGCCTCCAATCAAACCAAGCAGTCTGTTCACAAACTCCCTCCTTCGCAGCATGATCCAAAACCAACTGCCTCACCGTCAAACCTTCTAACTGCCTCTTATAAAGCCTATGCTGCCTAGCCTTCACAACCAACGCAGCCGACCTCCCAGGATTTTTCTTCTTCTTAACAATCCCCGAATCATCTGGAACGAGAGCACCACCGATGCCCCCTAAAATAGCTTCAGCCACGGGCAGAAACACATACAACTAAAAGAATACTAACCCGCAAAATGATAAATAGTCGATAAACACAGGGGGAAGGGTACAAAAGATGACTAATATGTAGTACATGGCAGTAAAAACACAACCACTATCTTTACGGTGGGCACAAGGCGAGGTCTTCAATAATGAAAAGCGATTCAGAGTCCTAGTCGCTGGCCGCCGCTTCGGAAAATCATACCTCTCCTGCATCGAACTCCTAAAAGCAGCAATATCCAGACCAGGAGAAACCTACTTTTACTGTGCCCCGACCTACCGCATGGCAAAAGACATCGCCTGGAAAGAAATGAAAAAACTTGTCCCTAGAGAATGGGTCAAATCCAAGAACGAAACCGACCTAAAAATAGAACTCATCAACGATTCCACAATCGAACTAAAAGGAACAGAAAACGCAATGGCCCTCCGTGGCCGAAGCCTCGCTGGTGTAGTCCTAGACGAAGCCGCCTTCATGGATTCCGAGGTCTGGTTCGAGGTCATCCGACCCGCCCTAGCCGACAAACAAGGTTGGGCACTATTCATATCCACACCCGACGGCACAGCAAGCTGGTTCTACGACTTATGGTGCTACGTCCCAGAAGACGCAACAGGCGAGTGGAATCGTTGGAGTTTTACTACAATACAAGGGGGAAACGTACCAGCAGAAGAAGTCCAAGCCGCCCGTGCTCAACTAGATCAACGCACATTTCGCCAAGAATTTGAGGCCAGCTTCGAGAATCTCACGGGTCTCGTTGCAGTCTCATTCTCCGATGAAAATATCTCCACAAAAGCCAAAGACATCTCCGTAATGCCACTCCTTTTAGGAGTCGATTTCAACGTAGATCCCATGTCAGGCATCTGTGCCGTAAAAGACGAAGACAAACTCTATGTTTTCGACGAAATAATTATGACTGGAGGAGCAACAACCTGGGACTTCGCAGAAGAAGTAACTCGCAGATACGGCGTGGACCGTAGAATTGTTGCTTGCCCCGACCCAACAGGAGGAGCCAGAAAAACAGCAGGAGTCGGAGCAACAGACCACAGCATCCTCCGAAGAAGCGGCTTCAACGTTTCCGCACCAAAAGCCCCGTGGAAAATCCGAGACAAAATAACCGCAGTCAACACCGCCCTATACGACGCATCAGGTATAAGAAGAACTTATATCCACCCCCGATGCAAAGAACTCATCAAATCTTTACGAACTTTGACCTATGCCCCGAACACAGGACTACCAAATAAAAATCTTGGTGTTGATCACGCTTTCGACGCTTTCGGTTATTTATGTCTCCAGCAATTTAACTTAGCCAAACCCGAAACTTTGGGCCAAACTGGGTATAGAATCTACTAAAAACAATGAAAAAATCTGCTGGAACGAAAAGATGCGAGGGCTACCTAGCCAAAGTAAGAAAAGGTAAAAAGTCTACAACTAAGAAAAAGAGTTCTACAAAGAAAAAGTAAACGAGGAAAGACCGTTTAGACTGTATGTATTGTTGAAAGCCTTAAAAGTTAGATGACATACTCAATGCCAGGGGCACTTCGTACTAATGTAGTTAGTCAAACTTATTTAGGCGGGGGAGATAATCCATTTTCTAAGACAAGAGCAGTCTTAGATATGACAAAGGGGTGGGAAATAATGAAGGCAGTATCTAGCGGAACCGAATATCTCCGAGAAAATTCCGAGGCTTTCTTACCCTTAGAACCAAGAGAAGATTATGACGCATACCTATCAAGAGTTAACCGTTCAGTATTCTCCCCCTACACCCAAAGATTAGTAAGAGCTGCAACAGGACTAATTCTTCGTAAACCAATCACAGTTATTGGCGATCCATATTGGACGGACGTATTTGTAAAAGACGTAGATGGGTGTGGTTCCGACTTAGACGAGTACGCCCGTAGAAATCTTATCTGTGCTCTAACGTATGGTCATAGCAACACACTCGTAGATTTCCCTGCACCCAGAGGAGCAAGAAGTCTCGCAGAAGAAAGACTCCAAAATAGAAGGCCCTACTGGATCGAGATCGACCCAAGCAACATCTACGGCTGGCGACTGGATCGTGAAGTTAATTACGGAAAATTAATCCAAGTCCGCATAGCAGAAAAAGCCGTTGTACCTGACGGAGACTTCGGAGAAAAAGTTTACGAGCAAATAAGGGTTATCGAGCCAGGAAAATACAGGATTTACCGCAAAAGAGAGACAACAAAAGATATGTATACCGAAGATGACGCATTTGCAGGTAATTTTGACTCTCCTGCTAATGAAAAAGATTACGAATTGGTCGAATCAGGTGAGTTTTCGTTAGGTGAAATACCGTTAGTAACTGTTTATGCAGGAAAAACAGACACGATGACAAGTAAACCACCGTTATTAGATATTGCGTACTTAAATTTGGCACATTTTCAACGTCAAGCTGACTTAATTCATAGTTTGCACGTTGCTTCACAGCCTTTACTTGTAATGGAGGGATGGGATGACCAAACGAAAGACACAGCAATCAGTGTTAACTACGCAATGGCAACCCAACCAGGCAACAAAATCTATTATGTAGAACCAGCCGCTAGTGCATTCGAAGCTCAATCAGCAGAAATACAAGAATTACAGTCTCAAATGGCAACTTTAGGAATCAGCACACTTTCCCAGCAGAAATTTGTTGCAGAATCAGCAGACGCAAGACGGCTGGATCGTGTAGATACAAATTCAATGCTTTCGATGGTTTCTTTGGATTTAGAGCAAAAAATGCAAAAAGCGTTCAATTTATCGGCTGATTATTTAGGTTTAGAGCCACCAGAAGTAAAAATTAGTCGTGATTTCGATATTGAAAGGCTAATTGGACAGGATATAACAGCTCTAACTTCACTATTTGATCAGCAAGTGATAGATAGAGAGGAATTTAGAGACATATTGGTTCAAGGTGAAGTTTTACCTAACGCAAACGAAGCTGAAATCAATAAATAGACTACAATAGTAGCTAAGTGCATTAAATTTTATGCCCATCGAAAAAATGAGGTTTGAGGATATTAATCCTCCAGCTTGTCCTCCAAAAACAGCTCCAAAAGCTAAAGCAGCTCCAAAAACTGAACCAGCAGCGACTCCTAAAACTACTACTGAATAAACATGGAAGAAAAAGTCATCCAGCAAGAGTCCGTGGCTCCTGCGGAACAGCCCGTGGCTGAGACTACAACTCCTCAAGCACCCAACCTTGATAGTATTAAGGCTGAGTACGAGAGTAAAATTGCTGCATTAGAAGCAAAAATCGCTGAAGAAGGCGAAAAATTTAAAGGCATCAAGACTAAACTTGATGATGTCTATAAGAAACAAGATGACCAAAGGAAACAAAAGCTCGAAGACCAAGGGCAGTGGAAAGACCTATGGGAAGAGGCCAACAAAACCGCCCAAGAAAAAGACCAGCAAATAAATACTTTAAATCAAGAATTAAAGACATTAAAGACCTCCAATGAGGCCGCCAACATTAGAACCTCTGCACTTTCAGCCATCAGTAATTCTGGTGCTATAAATGCAGAGCAAACCCTATCTCTTCTTCAAGATAAACTTAAAAGGAGTGAAAAAGGTGACGTTGTTGTACTTAACGGAGGTGTTGAACAGGACTTAGGAACTTACATAGGGAACCTAAAAAATCCTGGTAGTGGATGGGAACACCACTTCAAACCTAGCTCTGCTGCTGGTATGGGTGCAAA